CTGGTAGAGCAAACGGTGTGACGTTAGAAATAGCAGCTACAACCTACGCAAGTCACGAGGCTTACAAAGATGGAGCAGGTGCTATCTTTACCGATGTTCAACAAGGAGCGTTTTCTGTTGAATTAGTAGATGCACAAATGCAAGATTTATCAAGTGCGGAATTGTATTCTAAATTAGCTTTTGAGCAGTTGGGATATTTAGTAGAATAATTTTACTATCTTTGCAATATGAAAACAGTAACTACAGAAGAATTGGAAGGTCTAAGGACCTTGCACCAGAAATTTAATGAAACAAAATTAAATATTGCTGATGCTGAAATATTGAAGCAAAAATTATTTATTGATTTAGACAATCTGTCTAAAGAATATAAAGAACTAGAGGCCCTACTACTTGAAAATTATGGTAAGGTGAGTGTTAATTTACAAACAGGAGAAATAAATGACTAAGATTAGTGCATATCCAGAAATAGCAGTTCCAACTACCGATGACCTATTAATAGGGACTGATGTTGAAACTCAAAATCAGACTAAGAATTTTAGTATTCAGAGTGTAATCGATTTGGTTACATTGCAACAAGTTGTTGACTCTGGAAATACAATTGTAGTTCCAACTACTGTATCAGAGGGAATTGATATTACTTTATCAAATTCGTCTACAGTACATCAAAACGGAATATCAGTTACAATCCCTGCTCAAACAGGAGAATACCCAACCTATCAACCTGCTCCAGATGCATTTGTTGCAAATATAAATGGACAAGCTCCAGGTTCCCTAGCAGGATCTGTAGTTGGATTTTTAGCCAGTGCTACTGGTGATGATAATGTTGCATTTTTTGCTGACTTAACCGCTACTTCAGGAACCTCTCGTGGTTATGAGGTAAACAGTTTTGACGCACATACAGGAGATTATTTTAAAGCACGTAAATATGTTTTAGGTGCAGATTCAGTAGTATTTAAAGTGGCGAATAATGGAGACACAACTGCGAAATCATTTATAAAAACAGGTGGTACTTCTGCTCAGTTCTTAAAGGCAGATGGTTCTATATCAACTACTCCAACATTACAACAAATAGTTGACGCAGGTAACTATTCAGAAAATGCAATATTAATAGATGTTGCTAGTGCTGGAAACTCAGGTCCTGCCGTTTCAGGAATAGCGGGTGAGGATACTGGAGTTTATGGGGCTAGTGATTATGGCTGGGGGATTTTTGGTCAGTCAGAGTACAGTTATGGTGTTTATGGATATTCTACTAGTGGTTTTGGAGGTTATTTTTCTAGTAATAGTTCTTATTCCTTAGTTGCAGCACAAAGTGCAGCAAAACCTGGAGGTGGTTCTTGGAGTGTCTTTAGTGATTCAAGAATAAAAGAAAACGTTACACCTTATACAAAAGGATTAGCGGATATATTGCTTATTAATACAGTTACCTATGAATACAATGGATTAGCGGGTACTACTAAGGGAGCAAAATACACAGGGGTTATAGCTCAAGAGATGAAAGAAATATTTCCTGAGACAGTCAGTACATACAAGGCAAAATTAAATGAAGAGGATGAAGAAAAAACAGAATTGTACGACTTCAACTCAAGCGACTTAACATTTGCGCTTATCAATGCAGTTAAAGAATTAAAAGCAGAGATTGAAATTCTAAAAGCCAAATAACCAATGGACATCCGTAAAATATCAGTAGGTCCAGACTATAAGAATGCTATGAGTTATCTCCAGGGACAAGAGGTTCTTGGAGGTTCTCATAAGATACATCTAATATTCTTCAATGAATCTAAATGTAGTTTTCAGGTATGGATAGAGAATGAATCTGATGAAACTATTCTATGGAAGGAATTCAATTCTAATATTCCAGTCTCTGTAGAGTATAATATAAACTTCTAAATGAAATCTCCTTACTGCTTCATCGTAAAGCCATTAGATGGTAAGCGATATAATAATACCAAGAGTATAGGTGGAATTGATTTAGTTGTGAGTACATCTCAAGAAGATCATACCGTATCTAATAGACTAGGTGTAGTAGTATCTACTCCTATCGGATATAAAGGAGATATAATAGTAGGAGACTTATTACTCGTTCATCATAATGTGTTTAAGTTATACTATGATATGAAGGGTAATGAGAAGAGTGGTGCAAGTTATCTCAAGGATGACTTATTCATGGTAGATAACGAACAGTTCTTCATGTACTTCCACGACAATAAATGGAGTGCTCACTCTAAGTACTGCTTTGTAAAACCAATTAAGACAAGGAGCTCGATTATTCATAAGAATACATTAGAGGAACCTTTAATCGGAACGATAGAGTACATAAATCAAGAGTTACTAGACCTAGGTCTAAGTATTGGAAATGAGATTTCGTTTGAGCCAAATAGTGAGTACCCATTTTATATAAATGATGAGAAGCTATACAGAATGCTTACTAAAAATATTACATTAAAATGGAATTAAAGTCAATTAAAGAAAGAATTATTGCAGCTGGTTATAAGGCAGTGGACGAATTAATTAAAATTGCTGAGGATAAGATTTTATCTGGAGGTGATGATGATTTATCTGCTGATAAACTCAAGAACGCAGCAGCTACAAAGCGCTTAGCAATCGAAGATGCCTTTCAGATTCTGAATAGGATAGAACTAGAGCAAGAAAAACTAATTGACGAATCCGTAACCAGTGTAAAAACTGAACCTAAAGTACAAGGATTTGCAGAAAGAAGATCAAAATAGTATATACAGGATAGTCCAAGAACATGTACCTAAGAGTGTTATTGTAGTAAAGAACAAGAGCAAGACTTGGGAGTATGGCTATAATGAGAAGTATGATATGGTGGTTATATCTAAGGATGGAACCATTGGAGATATTTATAGTATTAGTGGACTACTAGTTGCACTACCATCAACACCAGAAGATGTTTATAAACGAGATAATAAGAAAGAGAACCAGTATTGGCAACCATCTGAGTATCCAAGGGAGCTTAGTAATATCAAGACTATATTCAACTGGCATACTATGCCTAAGAATTTTAAGGATGAGTGGGTTGACTATATAGAGGGAGAGTTTGATAGAAGGGATCACGGATTTTTCTTTATGAACAATGGCGTTAAAACTTATATCACAGGATCTCATTATATGTACCTACAGTGGACCAAGATTGATGTTGGACTCCCAGACTACCGAGAGGCAAATAGGATATACTTTATATTTTGGGAAGCCTGTAAGGCCGATAACCGTTCATTTGGTATGGTGTACCTAAAGATTAGACGTTCTGGATTCTCGTTTATGGGATCTAATGAGTTATCTAATACTGGGACACTTGCCAAAGATGCAAGACTTGGCATCCTATCAAAGACTGGTAATGATGCTAAGACAATGTTTACCAATAAGGTAGTTCCTATTATTAGTAACTATCCCTTCTTCTTCAAGCCTATCCAGGATGGTATGGATAAGCCAAAGACAGAACTAGCATTTAGAGTTCCTGCGGCTAAGATTACCAAGAAGAATATGTATGAAGATGCAGATTCTGATATAAGAGGTCTTGATACTACAATTGACTGGAAGAACACGGCAGACAATAGTTATGATGGTGAGAAATTACTACTACTCGTACATGACGAATGTTATGCTCCAGATACTTTAATACTAACTGAGAATTTAATATTTAAAAAAATATCTGAAATAAATATTGGAGATAAGGTAATTGTAGAAGGTGGTAAATTAAAAACAGTTGTAAAAAAGACTTCTGGAATAACAGATAGGTATATCGTAAAACAACCATACGGAGAAGACTACATAGTTACAAAAAATCATAGATTAGTGTTTAATCAATATATAAATAAAGAAAAAGGACACAAGGAAGTTATACTTAATCCAGAAGAATATATTAATTCATCTGGCTTTAGAAAACAACACTTAACTAGAGTTACGTCTAATGGGATTCAATTTAAAGATAAGGATATAACTATACCTCCGTATTTATTAGGATTATGGCTTGGAGACGGAAGGCAAGGCGCATTTACTATACTTGTAAATAAATACGAGGAGCCAGAAATACTTCAATATTTAGGAAGAATGGCTGCTAATATGGGTATAGAATATGATTTAAAAAAATCTACATGTGAAAAAATAGTTGAATTTGCGTTTAAAAAAATAAATTCAGAATTAAGAAAAATAAA